GTCAAGAGCGTATTTTTAGCAATGGTTTTAATATTACCATCTTCACTATATCCTGCTCTTACAATAGCGGCAGACTCTCAAGATCATAAAAAAGAAGAAACAATTAAGCCAATGCCTCAAAAGTGGTGTAATCTTTGGCCTGCTGGCATACCCTTCCCTGAAGATTGGTTTAAAATGTGTAGAGGTTATTGAGTATAAATTTAATATACTAGCCAGTAACCATATCAGTTATGACAGACAGGCCTTCTTCATATTTGCTATAAATAAGGCCTGAGCTTTCCTGACAAATTATAAACTACTGGCTGGTTTCTCCGGCCAGACAGGCTTTAAAGTATCAACACGGTTTACCTGTACCCGGTACTTTCTCCATGCCAGAAGAGAAGCTTTTTCTTTATTGGTTGCTTTGTCCAGATCCACTGCATCCTGTAACGGCGCGATTTTTTCAGACGCTATTTGCAGGAGTCTGTTTTTCGTTCCTTCAGCTTCACGAAGTCTGGCTGCGGCCTCCGCAGCTTCATCATTCATCCAGACCTGAGCCTTACTATCCCATTTTTTGTATCCACCACCTGGTGAAACTGATGTGACGTTTTCAGGTAGCGGACCAAGATCGGAGATATAAACCTGATTGCCGGTTGTTGTGTCGTAAACCGTCTCGCCGCGGTGATCCTCCTGCAGACTCCACGTTTGGGTTTCAGCGTCAAAAACAGCAATATGACTGGAGGGAATATCAGGAGGGGCTATATCAGTACAATTTGCCGGGCGACGCTGTCCGGGGGGACCTGACCACATCCGGCCCCCATTGCAGGTAATGCAACAGATGTAATTTTCCGGTCTTCTCCGGCGCTTTTATTGTGCTGAAAAATTGCCAGTAACGCAGCCCGTGTTGCATTATAAACCGCGTCGGTGCCGTCAATAATCAGCGGAACGCGCATCGTCGGGGCGTGAACCAGCCACGGATGTTTACTGTTACCCGTTTCAGTAACAAAGGCGGTGCCGACGGGCTGTTCCCCCAGGTATTCACGGATGATATTTTGCTGTACCCGTTCCTGTAATTGCGACCCGAAATATGCCGTAATAGCAGCATCCACACCGCCGTCCATAAGACCAAAGGTTTCCGCATTACCGTCTGCGTCCACAATAACGACGTGTCCGTGTGGACCGATATACATGGTGTGCTCGTGTCCTCCGATATAAACTGTATGCGCATGGTCGCCAGCGGCCTGTGTCCACGCACCACCTCCTAGCTGAAATGAAGTGTGATTGGAATCTCCCCAGTATGAGTTGATATAACCGCCGAACTGGTTAGTATGATTGCCCGTGGTATTAACGCCCCTTTTCGGAGTCAAACCAGTTCTTACGCTCTTTTGGAGTCATTTTATTCGGGTCCTGATGTTCAGCAGCCTGGGAAACGGGCGTTTCCATCAGTACGCGGATCACATCCGTCAGGAGATACAGCTTGTTTTTTTCATTGCTTCCCAGTGCCAGGGGAACGCCCGAGAGGCGACTGACAACCGTCTGTCGATGTAACCCTGTAATAGCGGCAAGCTGACAGATATTGCATTTGAGGTTCTTCAGTTCGCCGTCCATTTTTACCTCTGGGGCTGTTTCTTAGCGCGCCCTCGCCCGGAAAAACAAAATATAACGAACAAAAAACATACAAACCATCATCTTTTAAAAATAAATGACATTAAAACAGAGAGTTACAACATGATGATGATGCATGAAAAATCAAAAATGCGCCAAATCCCGCGCCGCTGCCGCCCCGTGGCAGACCGCCCCGCCGGGAGTACCTTTTTAAAATACGAACAATTATCAACAACTACCACTTAATGATTATTTATTTCATTTTGCGATATTGATTATCATTTTCAATAACAACACACAGAGAACATAAATGAAAAACATCATCACTATTATCGTAGCCATTATTATCGTTTTTTATGCAGGTATGTGGTCGCAGAAATTCCTGATGGAAGATGAGTGCCTTGATTCAGGTGGTTCATTCAATGAAAATGGAATTTGCAATATTGCAGGCAGTCATCAGGATGTTCCCCCTAAGTAAGCAGAATGCTTTTTAAATTCGTTACCCACCTCTACAGATAAGGAGGCGAATGGTCACTAAAAGTAAAATCCATTGCAGAAGAATTTCCGGAAAGTTGTTATTCCAGCACCCCGACAGGTTATTCAGACAGATTTCAGCTATATCAAAACTGAGTGAGTACTTATCAGTTTCATCTGGTGAAAAACCTGTTCTTATTCATCTGGTTCCATCTGATGATATGTAGTCACTTTTTTACAGCAATATTACAGGGGGAGTTTCAATGCCTCCTGTAATTATTTGACTCTCTCACCGAATCATATACTCGTTCACACGTCATTCCTGCCCGGTAGCGCTCGTCAGCGATTCCAGCATAATGTTTAGCTTCTTCTGCAATATCTCCGAGCATGTTGGCAAGCATTCTGGCGTCGGCGTTGGTTGTTTTGCTTCTGACGGCAGCGGCAAGATTTGCGGTGTGCTTTGCGGCGTCCAGGCGGGTGGCAAGTTTTTTTGCTTCGGTACGCAGCTGGCTAACAGTGGCAGACAGGCCAGCAGCAGTGGCAGCAGATTTAGCGGCTTGCGCTTGTGCATCTTTCACAGCCTCATCACGGGCAATAACGCGGCCCTGTTCAATAATACGGGCGGCGGTCTGGGCGTTGACTTCCTGAGAGGATTCAGCGCTGTCGCGATCTGCCCATTTTTTTTGCCAGCCCCTGTCACTCCAGACATTACCGGCGATAAACGCACCAGCCATCAGCAAAATAAACACCAGCTGCAACCAGTATCTTTTCAGAAGAGCAGATAACAGATTCATACCAGCACCGATTTTGCTTTCTCAAAGCGCTCCCGCCGATCACCGATGCCGTTCTACCCTCCGTTGATGATCTGCGTAACACGTACCAGGTCGCCGGAATATTTCAGACACCCTTTAGTCACAAAAAGCCATGCTGCGGATCGGGCGGCATGACGTTCTAGCTCAAGCTGTCCTGGATTCGCCACTAGATCCAGTTTCAGTGCAACGCCACATCTGGTGTAATTCTCCAGCCCGGTAATCCTGATCTTCGCCGAACGTGGTGCGAAAGCTTTCTTGCCGTTCATGGCGTTCGCGATCCGGACTGGTACGAATATGTGCCTGATAACCCCCCAACAACCCATGAAGAAAATGCAGCAAGGCTTAGTCAGGCGGGCAAATGTCTGCGGGATATTGAGGCAGGGAGATTTCAGTGTGATGAAGAAAAACAGCAACCGACAGGCGAACTGGCAGATGAACCAGCAACGCCTGAAGCAGTGGAACAGGACACAACTGAACATCCTCCGGACCCACAGCCGCTGGAGAATGAACCACCTGTAAGCCAGACAGAAGCAGGCTACCAGAAAATACGGGCAGAACTGCACGAAGCACGTAAAAACATTCCACCCAAAAACCCGGTCGATGTTGGTAAACAACTGGCAGCCGCGCGCGGTGAATATGTCGAAGACATCAGCGACCCGAACGATCCGAGGTGGGTTCATAACAATTACAGCGCCTCAAATCAGGGTGAAAAAGAAGAAGTGGTGCCGGAGGGAAAACAACCAGCAGCAGAGCCGGAGGCTGTCACCAGAAACGCGGACGGGACTTTCGATGTATCAGCGCTATTCCTGCCCCCCTCAAACCAGACCGAAAAAACGGAAGCCAGAACAGAAAGAGATGGAGAAACGCCGAAAGAGAGCAACCAGCAGGAAACGGCTGGCGATACAGGACAGGAAATTACAACGGACGGTGGATCAGGTACAACTTCATAGCGCAAAACCACACGCCAGTGGCGCTTATTGAAAAACTAAAAGGAACGGACTCATTCACTGTGTCCGCATGGATTGATCGCTATGAGGTTTTATTACAGCGCCGGAATCTGTCGGTTAATACCTACAAGATTCGCAGTAATCAATTAGCGACCGTACGCGAAAAAATGGGAGAAATAATACTGGCAGAAGTAACAACCCGGCACATTGCCAAGTTTCTTGAGTCGTGGATAACCGAGGGAAAAAACACTATGGCGGGAGCAATGAGATCAGTTCTATCTGACATGTTCAGAGAGGCTATTGTCGAAGGGCATATTGTGAAAAACCCGGTGGAAGCAACCCGGATACCAGAGATTAAGGTGGCCAGGGAACGCCTGCAACTGGAAACGTATAACGCCACACGAGCGGCAGCAGAGCATATGCCTGCATGGTTCCCTCTCGCGATGGATTTAGCGCTCGTTACTGGTCAACGTAGGGAGGATATCGTAAATATGAAATTTAGTGATGTTTTTGACAACCGCTTATACGTCACTCAGATTAAAACCGGAATGAAAATAGCCATTCCCCTCTCCCTGACACTTCGGGCGACGGGGTTACGTCTGGGAACGGTAATCGATCGCTGCCGACTTGTAAGCCGCACTGATTTCATGATCAGTGCCGGAATCAGGAAAAATAGCCCGACCGGGAATATTCATCCGGATGGATTGACAAAGACATTTGTAAAAGCAAGAAAAGCCTCCGGTGTTAACTTCAGCAATAATCCACCGACATTTCACGAGATCCGAAGTCTGGCCGGGCGGCTGTACAAAAACGAGCACGGCGAGGTGTTCGCCCAAAAACTCCTGGGCCACACATCAGAGAACACCACGAAACTCTATCTCGATGAACGCGATAATAAAGCTTACGTGATGCTCTGATTTTGTTGTAAAAGAAATGTTAAACTGGATTTGGATGTGATATAACCAAAAAGACCGGAATACAGAAATTCGAGGAAATTTCGAGGAATTTCGGGGGGAAACACATAACCCATTGATTTATAATCTAAATAAAAAGAGACCGAATACGATTCCTGTATTCGGTCCAGGGAAATGGCTCTTGGGAGAGAGCCGTGCGCTAAAAGTTGGCATTAATGCAGGCTAAATCGCCTTGCCCTTTAAGAATAGATGACGACGCCAGGTTTTCCAGTTTGTGACGAAGGTGATTGAAAAAACCTGGCGTTTTGTCTGTTATCAGAGATAAAAAAACCGTAAGCCTTTTCGTGAAGGTTTACGGTTTTTTATTAAAAATCAGTCAGCTATTGGATGGATCACAAAGCTTTTGCGCACGTTCGATAAACGGCGCCAGACTCATTTTCTCACCGGGCTTCGCCGGGTTATCGATTTGAATGACGGCAATAGGCTGAGCGCGCGTTTTACCCTCCGCTACTTGCTGTTCGGCAATGGCATTCAAGGGATACTGCACCAGCGTACTGGGGTTGATCACATAGAGCGCCTGGCCAGGCCGACAGGTCAACATGACCTCTTCCCGATTAAACGCCCACTTGTCTTTTCCTACTTCAAAACGACTTACGGTAATCACCTGCGGCGCCGCCAACGCTACGCCCGAAGTGGCCAGCAGAAGCGCCGGAAGGAGTATTTTTTTCATTCGTTATGCCAGTCCATCAGAAAGGTTCGAGGGTTGCAAACAGGCTGACGATCGCCAGAACTATGCCTCCAACTCCCCATTCAATTTGCGTCATCCTGACAAACCATAGGTCAGTCCGGGGATTTTCCTGTCGCATACGTGGTACGAGAACATACCGATTCGTCAGCGCAATTGCTACCATAAGCACGACCAGCGCACATTTTAACAAAAGCAACTGTCCATAGGTGGTCTGCCAGATAGCGGTAAATCCCGTGATAAATAGCGTGTTGCCAATGCCTGTGAGCAATACGCCCGCCACAAAAAAGTGACCATAACGAGAAAAACGCATCATGGCGCTAATAGCATGTTGACGCCAGCGTCCCTGAGCCATGCGCATACAATAAACCACTGGCAACAGCCCACCAAACCAGGCTGCGGCACAGAGTAAATGCAGAGCATGGTTAATCTGCTGTAATGTTCCCACTACACCGTCGCGCATCGTCGCATGTCCAACGCCTGCCAGCAGGATAAACTGAGCAACGGTGAGAATAAGAAGCCGTCGTTGCATTTTTACCGGCGCAATGACTACCACCGCCAGCGTGACCAGCGCGAGGATAATTTGCCATATCCAGACCGCGCCAAAGCGGGTTTGCAGTACCGCGCCCCACACCGAGACGGAAAAAACATCGGGCCAGCCGCCGCCCATCAGTCCACCCTGAATCGCCAGCATAAAAGCCGCGCTGATAACGCTCCAGGCGGCGGCATGTCGTTGCAGATGTAAAAATCGACGCGTCATTAAACGACGAATTGATGCGGGTGCCAGCCAGGCGCCGTAAAGCGCGCAGCCGTAGACCAGCATCAAACTAGCAAAATGAATAAATCGGAGAGTTATCCAGACGAATGTCAGCATCATTTATTTCACGCTGAAGGTGTATTTCCCTTTTGTTTTATGTCCATCCACCGACACAACGTGCCAGTCTACCGTGTAAGCGCCAGATTTTAACGGCTGCTCAAGCGGGATAATCAACTGCGTTTTATCCTGTTCATTTCGCTTTGCCGGGCGCGTTTTGATGAGCTCTTGCTGAGGGCCAGTAATGGTTGCGCCGCTGAACCCTGACTCAATCCCTTCAGAAAAGTTCAGGGTCAGCGCCTGTGGCGAGGCCGTAACGGCAGCATTCGCCGCT